CCGGCTTTGGGGCACCCCGGGCAGGAACAGGCACATCATGCCAGCGAACCTCCCCATCCTCGTCCTTCCACAGATATTTCCTTGGTCCTGGCATTACATCCTCCCTAAATTAGCCATTTGATCCTGGTTCGGTTGTCCACCCTGGAGAAGCTGCTGCATTACATGGCTCCTGTTCTCAGGCGTGCCCCCTGTCGGAATGCTTGTCGTCGTCCTCTGGTCAGGCCCCTGCTGACCCTTTGGCCCAGGTGGTTGGGCCGGATTCGGGCCAGGACGATCCTTCTTGGGCTCCTCGAACATGATGATCTGCTTGAGCCTGGGCATGTCCATCAAGTCTGCGTAGATCTCGATCATCTCCTGAATATCCAGATTTCCTCCATATTCCTGCATCATGGGGAACATAGGCATTGCTATCTGACTGATGAACTGTGTAAGCGCTGCTGCGCGCTCACTGGGGGACTTATACTGCATGGAATAGGGCTCGACCTTGAAGTTGTAGTCAAACCAGTCCCCTTCCCGGACTTCAGGCATCCAGGTGGAATCCACCTCGTACCCCTCCAGGTCGCTAGTCCCGGGAATCTCCAGTATCTCGTCTGACCAGAGAAGCCAGCCAAGGTCACGACAGACTCCCTCAGCAAACTGAACTACCTTGTACTGCATGTTCGCCTGTCGCTTCGATACCTGGCTATGAATCAGGCGATCCTGACCTAACGTGTCAGACTGGGGGCCAAGTCCAGCCATCGCCTGCAGATTACCAGCCATACGGTCGAACACTTCCTGCATCGACATACGGAAGGCCAGGTTCCCCTGATCCACACCACCCATCTTGAGAACATTCACGCTGTCCGGGTTATCTACCCGTGTCCATTGCCCGTCCTCTGCCCGCTGCAGACGCTTTGCATCGTCATGCGAACCAGACTGGTAGAACGGAATGTCTTTCTGCCTCTGTGCCTGACGACGCTGCTTCCTGAGCAGCCCATTGATCATGTCAGCCAGGGGCTTGAGTGTCATCGCAGGAGACAGCGGCATCACATGATCCGGCACATCTGCAAATGCTAATAGGTGGTAAGGCCCACCCTCTGGGCCATCCCAGTCCAGGACGCGAAGAGGCTTCTTACCGTGATCCTCTGCCACGGTGATGATCTGCTTCTCTTCAGGGAGCCAAACGTCCCTGAGCATCACCATCTCTTCAAAGTCATCCTTGTCAGCCTCATCATCAAGCATGTCCTTTACCGGGTTGTCTCCCTCAAGGTTCACGTCATAGGTGTGGCGAGAGGTAGGCTTAATGTCCTTCCTGATCTTCTTGTCCAGGGAATCGTCCCGCATGAACTTCTCATAGGGCATCCGATACCGGTTACCACAGAACTTGGACTTGCGCCAACTGGTTGCCCGGATGTCATAGAACCAGTCGTCAAGACTCACGAGATCCGCATAAGGCTTACCAGGATCTACCCACTCATCCTCACCCTCAAGATGAACCAGCCCGGCATCTGCGTTATAAACCTTCACAATCCCGATGCAGAAGAAAGCCTCAAGGACAGCCCGGCGAAGAACCTCCTCCAGCTTGATCTCGGCAATCAGATTATTGAGCCCGACCTCAAAGTGGTGAGCAAACCATGACAGGTCATTATGCTTGGTCGATATGAGAACCCTGGGCCTGTTCGCAGACAGAGCCTGAACGTAGGTATCAGCCGTCTGATACATCAGGTTCATCACGTTCTCTTTGTCCGGGCCACCAGAACCATAGTGCGCCCCAACATAGTCCTTGATCAGCTTGGCCCGCTTCTCACGAAAGGGCCTCAGTGACCTGCGGGAAGTCTTGATCGCACTCGAAAGGCGACTCATGTCTTTTTCACTGTTCGGATTCATTAGTCCCACCCATCGTCTTTGACAAGTTCCATTTTCTCGCTGTGTTGTTTCATTCTCCAGGCCATCGACCCATAGGGGATCTCCTGGGTAAACTCTTCAGCCTTGATCTCTGGGGGTCTGTCCTTCACCGCATGCCATGCCAGTGCTGCAGCAATAACCCTGTCTCCGTGTGCCTGTCCCTTGGAAGAATCATCCTGCGTCTTCACACTCCGACTATGGACAATTCTCCCCTCCTTATAGACATATTGACGGCACTCCTCCAACAGCTTTTCGCTCCTAAGAACGAGCTTTCCCGATTTCACTGCATGGCTCATCTCTGTCAGTACAGCGGGCTTCGTCTTCTCGCTGGAGAACCAACCAGGATTCTTGGTCTTCTTCTTGAAGTTCCTCTGCTCGACTTCCCGGTAGAAGATGTTGTCATAGTTCTGATTGAGTACGCGACGGGTGAACCCTGAGCCAGGAGGCCCGTTGATCTCCCATATCAGGTAAGCCCCCCCGAACCACTTGCACATGGCTACCGCCAGGTCAGCAAAATCATCCGGCTTGACCGTGTTGGTCGCATACTCAGCAACCTGCTCGTAGGTAGTAGCACCCAGGACAACGATGGCAGAGTTAGACGTGTGGCTACCACCCAGACCAGCCGAGATGTCACAGCCAATCACATACGTCTGATCTCTGATCGGCATGTCATCCGGCAAATGACACCACAAGTTCAGCGGGCCGTCATCCGTCGCAGCAAACCGTGGATCAAGCGTCTCCACGTCATACCCGAAGATACCCTGCTTAAACGGCATCATGGTGCGAGTCGATGCGGCCTCATACATCTCCGGGCCAAACAGCTGGTACTCACTACCCCCGTAGTCCCTGTCCAGTTCCTGAGCAATCGACTGCGGCGTAGCCCCCGGCCTGGCACACTCTGCATCGTAGTAGGGACTGCGTATCTTCCCGTCCAGAACGTGCTTGTAGTCTTCGGGGAACTTGTAGTCCTTGTCGAGGATCTCCAGGTCACCGTCCTTCCCCTGGTACAGACCCAGCTTCCTGTCAGGATGGCTCCTCCAGTCCAGGATGATCTTCACCATACTGGAAGGCTCGTGCATCACATCGTAGTAGGCACCCGACGCCCCCTTGGGAGTAGACACAAAGAAACGGCTGTCTGTCGCATGCTGGGTCGCTGCCTGGGCCTCATAGTCATCCCCCTTGGAGAATGAAGCAAACTCGTCCATACCAATGGAAGTCTTACGACCGCCACGGAAGGCGTCACCCGTTGTCGCAGAACCCTCAAAGGTAGACCCGTTGTCCCTGTTCTCCATCAACAGGTTCGTGCGGTACACATTCTTGGGCCTCATCCATGGAGGCAAGCCACCCTTACCACCCTCACCACTAAGCAGGAAGTCCAGCTTCCACATCAGTGTGTCCTTCTTCCCCGGCTTATCCACCAGATCCTGATTCCTGGACATCAGCCCAAAGGAAGAGAACGGGTTGAACACCCAGTGGTAGAAGTACAGCGTGAGGAACATCCAGGTGGCACCAAGGTCACGAGACTTCTCCACCCCGACATCAGCGATACCAAGAGACTCGTTCATCGTGATAAACGCTTCATCCTGATACTCATACGTCATGAACGGGATGATCTTGCTCTTGGTTCCCCGCAGCTTGCTTGCCCGTGGCTCATACAGCCAGCAGAAGGCGTTCACAAAGTACAGGATGTCCCTGTTACAGGCAGTCCAGAGTGCCCTCTGCCTCTTCGGAGTATCTGCCCAGGCCAGGAGATCCCTACGATACTCCAGGTTCTCTACAAGCGTCTTCGGTACCTGGGAATAGAACTCAGTCACCAGACCTGATCTCCGCAAGCATACGATCTATCTCGTCAATAGACTGGCCGCTGTCTGACATGCCCCCGTCATCCTCCTTGCGATCCTTGAGCTTCTCCCTGATCACCAGTTCCATGAACTTGGTGCGGTTACTCGCGGCCCACGTGAGCATGTTCCATGCACCAGGCGTAGGAGCCTCGTTGGTGCTCACCTTCCATGAAGACGGGTCTTCAGGACTGGTGATCTTGTGCAGATTGTGGAAGACGAAAGCGATGTCTTCAGGGAGGTCAGAGGTAGTGAAGTCAAAGTCCCCGAAAGCGGCAACCAGTTCCTCTGCCTCATCATCAACCCTGGCCTCTTCTATCTGGATCTCCAGAGGTTCCTGGATGTTCTCGGCAAAAAGACGATCCTTCTCGTCGTAGTAGCCAATAAACCCAAACTCCTTCTGGGCCATGGCCTTACCCTTCCAGTCAGAGAGGTCGGTATTCTCCCTTACCTCCCCTACTCGCTTTCGATAGTTGCTATACCGGCCCTCTCGTTTGAGCCTGGCAATGAACAGTTTTCTTCCGTTATCAGTCATTCCACTCATTTTGTGTGTATCGTTACATAAACAGGTACGGCTGAAGAATGTATGAATGCCAGGGCCACGATGTCAGCGGTCATCTCAGCCGCAGAAAGGTTAATCGACCACTGGCCGTTCCCTTCATGACTCGCAGAAGCAGACACACTGGCTTGGGTGCCTCCGTCCTGGGTTATCTTGGCCGTTACGCTTCCAGAGGTGATCGACGCCCCGGTTGTCTTGTTCACCAACAGGAATGTGTACCCTGTTACCGGGATGCCCTTGTAATACACCTCGTCATAGCTGAGATCCCCCATAAGCTGGTTCGCCGGGAAGACAATAGCAGCAACGTTAGGGCCGATGTAGTTAAACCCATGAGTCACAATGGACTCCGGGTCTAGCATCCGGGTCACTACATGCTTGATCGCCATTGGTTAGCCTGCCTTACGGATTGGCAACCCTTGTCCTGCTGGTAGGACTGGTAGCATCGTTGAGCGTCCACGTCATGGCAGTCGTACTGCCGTCGAGCTTCTTACCCGTTACCGTGGTACTGCTGATAGAGAACTCACTGACAGCACAGAGGATCATGTAGAGAAGCTGACTGGGCTTGGCGATAGCACCATCAGAGGCATAAGTCTCCGTAAGCGTGTCCGTCTCCCAAACATCGTCAATAGCCGCACTGTTCAGGGCACCTACCGTGACCACCGTAGAGGCACTGGAAGCCTGGATACCGTACCCAGTACCGTCGTAGTAGCTCTCCATGTTGTTTGCTGCAGCGGTATCCCCGCTGATAGCAACCACATCTACCCCCAACTTGGCAGTTCCCCCGGCATATCCGGTGCCATCAAACATCAGTTCCATGTTATCGGCTGCAGTGGAGTCTCCAGAAACCTTGGCCACATCCACCGTCAGCTTGGCCGTACCGCCCACATAGCCGGTTCCGTCATACATCGACTCCAGGTTGTCAGCAGCCCCAGAGTCACCACTGACCTTGACTACATCAACACCCAGCTTTGCTGTGCCCCCTGCGTACCCCGTCCCGTCGTACATCAACTCCAGGTTATTGGCCGCAGTCGCGTCACCACTCACCTTCACCACGTCTACCGTGGGGGTAGTAGAACTATACTTTTCATCATACTTTGTTCCGTCAAGAACATTAAACTCCTGCCAAACAGGCAAGGCACCGGAGATATTAGCCGTAACAATCATTCGGCCTAGTGTGTTTGTGTCAGTCGCAGTAAGCTCCAGCGACCAGTAACCATTCGCCACATGAGCCATATCATGCGCAGTACCAGATGCCGCTGGAGTAATATCTACCTTTGTCAGGGCGTGGCTATCGCTGAATTTGTAGACATCCACATCAATGTTGGCGACCGTTAGATTGTCTTCAGCCGTCTTTCCATCTGAATCGTCTAAAAACGGGCCGAGAAGAATTGCTGTTGCAGTCGATTGCTTAATATCAAGAGCCATCTTTAATTCCCTCTTCTTCTCCTGTAATGATTCATTGCTATCGGTGCGATTGAGCTTCCCGCCGCAGCGTCTGGAGTCTCCAGGTAAGCCTGTGTCACTTTCATTATGTCGTTAGCACCCATACCTCCACCGCTTCCGGCAATCATGGTTATACGGAACTTCAGAGTGCTCCAGTCACTGACGCCACTTACATCCAGAGAACCCGATGACGGATAAGAGTAAGAAGTCCAGGTTCCCGCATCATTTATCGCTTGGTTCCCCGTTCCATCCTTCGCAGTCGTACTACCATCAGCAAGAAGCTCTATCTTCAACTGGGGAGCACCGGCAGTCATATTGTCCGATGTGGTCGCTCTCCACTTTATCGTTACATTGCCAGATTCAGGAGCCGATATGCTCGCTAACTGGACAATGCAAACCTCGCTGCTGGAAGTGTCTGTCACCTTTATGTAAGTCGTCGCGTCGTCCGGCGACCCAACCGGATCATCAATGGCAGCATACAGACTCGTACCGCCACCCTGGTCTGTCCAATTGCCATCAGCCCCGTCGTCAGCATCCGGCCTAGAAGTCTGTACCATTTTCTACTCGTTCGGCCAAAAGGCATGACCGGCTAAAAGACCAAACAAAAAGGCGATGATCGGGTGACGCTGACTCGTCCTTAACAGGAATATACTCACAGTCGCTTCATGATGACCAGAGAAGTTCGCTATAACGTCCCATACGAACACTATGGTGATGAACGACCACACAATCAACTTCGGTATTAAGTCCCACATTCGCTGTCCCCAGGGCAAGAATAACAGAAGAGGACACACGTACGCCATAGAACCTCTCAGAAGGCCCCTGTAGCCATCCTAGGCCGCGCCCCTACCCTCCACCCTAATTCCACCTGAAGTTCGACAGCAGGGGTTCTAGGCGATCACAGCGTTGGAACTTGGGAGCCAGCACAATAAGGTTCTCGATCTGATATTCGACCTCCTCAGTGCCGTCTGGATAGTGGGTCTGATGCTCCCAGATAATGCTTATGTGGCGAGCCTCGACGGTCATGGTGGGAATTGTGTACATGCGAGGAATATAGCGTATATGCAGCCCAGAGGCCCCAAAAAATAGTCTCATAAGAGAGAGAGTACTCACTATAGCGTTCGTCCCCCCCCGGGGGGTCCTTTTCCATCCTGAGCCTTCCCCCCCTGCCCC